AAGGGCGGTAAGGGTAACTATATGGCAACTCTCTACGCTACCGTAAAAGGGGTTTTGTGTGTGTGTACCGTAGCTATAACCGGTAGACAATGCACGCTACACACTATCGGCTAGGGTAATGGGTACGGCAACGCTTACGCTCTTACGCTCTACGCTCTCGCGGTCATTGAATGGGTTTGAGGTTGCTGAGGTGTGTGCCCCATTCCCCTTTCCCCCCAAAAAAAATATGTGTTTTCCTGTATAGTCATGTCTTGTCAGTTGTCATTCCTTTGGTGGAACTTATGCCCTGCCCTTGTGGTGGGGCTTTTTTTTGTCTATACTGCCCAACATGGATAGGGGGATGCAAATGATTAGCATGGAAGTAAGTAAAGATGTACCTGTGCCACCTGATAAGCGGAGGTATCCGTACAAGGTGATGGAGGTAGGGGACAGTTTCTTTGTTGACGGTGGGAAGTTACAAGTGGTGTGTAACAACAACTACCGGACTGGCAAGAAGTTGGATAGGAAATTTATCGCTAGATGCGAGAAGGAAGGAGTCAGGGTATGGAGAACGGCTTAGTAAACGGTCATAACGCCATGATGCCTATGGCTGCTGAGGACATGAAGAAGGCTTACATGGAGCGTGTGTATGCCATGAGCCATGCTGAGTTGTTCCATGAGCTTATGCGTGTGCATACCGAGTCTGCTCGTTTGATGCTGATAGCTCAAGAGGAGTTTGAGAAGGTGTGTAGCCAGCTTGAGCAATACGAACCTATCCATTGACGAGCAGTTAAGGGCGAGTAGGGTTTGGCTTCAGGGAGAAGTCAGGGCTGCGCTACTGTGTAAAACCAAGAAGAGCAAGATTGCCTTGGTTGACAGATGGAAATTGCAGTATTCGCCCATAACTGTTCAGGAGCTACTAAATGTGGCTAGGAACAAAAAGGCTGCCGGGGACATCATTCATTGGAACTTAGATGAAATTTAATTTACAACAGTTCTATAAGTTCTGCGCTCAATTGAAGATTGAGACTAAGGAGCAAGGTCTAAGGAACATGGACCATCTTCTTGGGACACAGACCTATGTCATGGAAGAGATTAACTCTGGCTTGGCTGACGGGATTCACTTCTTTGTCATTTTGAAGGGTAGACAGTTAGGGATTACTACTATCTCTCTTGCCCTAGACCTTTATTGGCATTTCACTAACGCTGGTCTTGGAGGCACGCTTGTTACAGACACCGAAGAAAACCGAGATATGTTCAGAGGAACACTCGGTGCATACATGGATGGACTCCCGAAAGAGTACAAAATCCCCATGCTTGCCCACAACAGAAACTCTCTGTCTCTCAAAAACAGAAGCCGTATCTTCTACCAGGTCGCAGGACTCAGAGCCAAGGGTTCTCTCGGACGCGGAAAAGGCATCACATTTCTTCACGGCACAGAAACATCTTCTTGGGGTGATGAGGAAGGTCTGGCTTCCCTCTTAGCCTCTCTTGCTGAGACTAACCCTGAGAGACTCTACATCTTTGAATCTACCGCCCGTGGCTTCAATATGTTCCATGAGATGTATGTAACTGCTAAACGGGCTAGAACCCAGAAAGCAATCTTCTGCGGATGGTGGCGCAATGAGTTTTACTCTGCTGACCCAGACTCAGACATCTACAAAGTCTACTGGGACGGTAAGTTAACCCCTGAAGAGAAAGAATGGACTAAGGACATCAAGAAGCTCTACAACTTTGAGGTCAACTCAAGACAGATGGCTTGGTGGCGCTGGAAGATGTTGGAAGGCATCAAAGACGAGTCCTTGATGTACCAAGAGTTTCCACCTACAGAAGATTACGCTTTTGTAATGACTGGCACATCCTTCTTCTCTATTGCACGATGCACAGATGCAGCCAAGATTTCTAAGAAGCTCTCCTTTGATAACTACCGCTATGTCTTTGGCGCTAACTTCCAAGACACTCAGGTGGTCAAGTCAACTGAGCGCTTGGCTACCTTAAAGGTATGGGAAGAGCCTGTAGACACCGCCTACTACGTCATTGGTGCTGACCCTGCTTACGGGTCAAGCGACTGGGCTGATAGGTTCTGTATTCAGGTCTATCGTTGCTACTCGGACGGTATGGAGCAAGTCGCTGCCTTTGCGACAAGTGAACTCAACACCTACCAGTTTGCTTGGGTGATTGCTCACTTGGCTGGCGCATACAAGAACTCAACCCTTAACTTAGAAGTCAATGGACCGGGACAAGCAGTTATCAATGAGCTGAGAAACTTAAAGCGTCAAGCGGCTGCTATGGCTGGCGAGATTGGTCGGCAACTCATGGATGTCTATGGTTCTATGTCCAACTACATCTGGAGACGCAACGACACAATGGGTGGAATGTCCAACTCTATTGGCTGGCTAACCACGGTGCAGACCAAAGAGCGTATGTTGTCCTACATGAAGGATTACTTTGAGCGCGGGATGATGGCGGTCTACGACATGGAAACCCTAGAAGAGATGAAGACCATTACCAGAGAAGGTGGGTCAATAGCCGCCTCTGGTCGCAACAAAGATGACCGAGTAATCGCCTCTGCTTTGGCGGCTGCTGCCTATGCTGAACAACTACAACCTCGCCTGATAAGCCAAAGAATATCTCGTGCAGTATCACGTTCACAAGAAGACAAGACCTCTGAGGAGATAGCTGTCGGTCGCAATGTCTCTGACTACTTAAAGAAGATTGGTGTCTATGGAAATTGAATATCAACTAACAACGTCTCATGAAAACCTGACAATCGTTTCTGTCTACGGACACAACGATGGAAGTTCCGCAATATTTGCTATTGAAAAGTCCATGAAAGAACTGCCGGGGTCACGGGGGTTGCTACTGTCTCTTATCAAGCCAGACAACCTCCCTGAGAGCGTAGAGTGGAAAGAAATAGGCTTTCTTGACTACATGATGTATTCAATATTTATCATGCACAGCCTGTATGCTTTTATTGATACTGACTACTGCCTGATTGTCCAAGACGATAGTTGGGTGCTAAACGGGGCTAACTTCAAGCCTGAATACTACGACTATGACTACATTGGCGGTGCTTGCCATGCTGCAATGGTCGGCAACCAGCTCTTACTGCAAGGCACTTGGCACGACAAATTCCCTCGCACTATTGTCCAAAACGGGGGCTTTAGCCTGAGAAGCAAGCGGTTTTTGGAAGCGCCAAACAAGCTCGGCATTGTCCACAACCATGCCCAAGACATTCACCTCTGGAATGAGGACGTGCAACTATCTTGTATCAAACGACATCTTCTTGCCCAACACGGTATGAAGTACGCCTCTGAAAAGACTATCCGAGACTTCTCTCTAGAGAATGTCATCCCAACATTCCACGATGACTTTGATTTCAACCGCCTACTAGGTTGCCACAACACCGCCTTCAAACTTGTCTCTGACTCACACATAGTGGTAAACCCTGAGTGTGTTACCTCACATAGAGCGCCAGAGTTTTTAGACTTTCTTCAATCCCTTGGATACACCATAGAGTATGTTGCCAGTAACCATACCCAAGCGTGAACTGCTTAGAGTCATCAAGCGGTTTATTAAAGACCAAAACAGAGGTATCTCTGTCAAGCTCTTTGCCGAGCTGTGTGGAGTTGACAAGGAGCATCTGCTTGATGTCTTCTTCTATCGCATCCGACCTCTGACCGAATATATGCAGATACGGGTGAGTAAAGGCTACAACTCATGGCTAAAAGGCGAAGTAGCCGTTATGCAAAACAGAGACAAGACAAGGTTCGTGGAATACAGACGCGAACCAAAGCCCCGACTAGCCCGTACAACGGGACTACACCTAGTCAATGGGGAAATAAAGATTAAGGTAGGGGTGAGCAATCGCGGTGATTACTCAGGTCAGACCTTAGATGAAGCACTTGAAAGGGGATAACTATGGCTGTGCTGAAAGACTATAAATGCGACAAACACGGATACTTTGAGAGCTTTGAGGCTAAATGCCCAATGAAGAGCTGCTCTGAAGATGTCTATGTTGTCTTCTTGCAAGCTCCGGGGCTACTCTCGGACACGACCAAGAAGAACGACAAAAACATCAAACAACTCGCTATGGAATTTGATATGACTGATGTCAAGTCCACCCGTGAGGGAGAAAACCAAGCAGGGTTCTTTACTCGTAAGAACAAAACTTCTAAGCGCCAGCTTGAGAAAGAGGCTAAGATTGCCGCAGAGCGTCCAAGAGAGCCAAGACCGGGTGACGCTGCTATCTGGGGTGGAGACGGTCGTTACAGTATGGGCAATCTGCTCAAAGGTAATGCGGTTAGACCAGTTCGAGATGAAGCAGTATCCATTTTGCCTAGAGATGTTGGAAATTTGACTGGACCTAAGATGGCTAGTTATACTGCCGACCATGAAAACCTAAGTCTGAAGAAATAATGCGGATACCATCCAACGAACTTCTTAGAGAACAGTTCTACCGTGACTTGATTGAAAAGTGCATGGTGTCCTTGCAAGAACGCAAAGGTGACTACGCCTCTCTGCGTTCCTTCTTTCTCTTTGGTTCTGGTCCTGATGAGTCTCCGACCATCTTCAACAAAATCTATCCCCACATTGACCAACTAACATCGTTCCTCTACTCAGCAGAAACGACTCGGTTCTCTATCAATGTCGGGGCTTCTGTCCCAGACCAAGAACACATTAAGATTCCTCGCCTGACGCTTGCGCTCAATGACGAGTGGCTTAACTCCAATGCAGACCAAGTATTTAGTTCAGCCCTGACTTGGGCGCTGTGCTTTAACTCGACCTTCATCAAACTTGTCTACAACAACGGCATACACCCATACATGGTAGAACCCGCCAGTATGGGAGTGCTAAGAGAAGACACCCCCTATACAGACCGGCAAGAAGCCCTCGTTCAAACTTACTACATTACCAAGTCTGAGCTTTACAACCGGCTGTATTCCCATCCCAAGCGCGAGTCAATCGTCAAGCGCATCACGACTAGCGTACACACCAAGACTGAAGACTTGCCCGAAGGCGTTGACCGCATCATCATGTCGCAGTCAAACCCCACTATCTACGGCAATGTGAACCTAGACCTCTTTGGCATGAACCGCTACAAGGCGCGTGTAGCCGAAGAAACAGTCAAGATGTATGAGCTGTGGGTATGGAATGATGAGACTCAGGACTACCAATGCGTCACAATGGCTGACCCTGACATCTTCATCTATGACAGACCGGGTGCATCCATGTTCCTCAAGGGTGAATTGCCCTTTGTGCAGATATGTCCAAACCCTCAGTTTGACTATTACTGGGGACAATCCGAGGTACAACGCCTAATATTTCTCCAGCAGTTACGCAATAACCGCATGACTGAGATTCTTGATTTGCTCTCTAAGCAAGTCAACCCGCCAACAGCCCTCACAGGCTTTACTGGCATCTTGGATGAGAAGAACTTTGCTCTAAACCGTGCTGGTGGCTTACTGGCTACTGATATGCCTAATGCCAAGGCAGAACGATTAGCCCCTGATATGCCATCATCTTTGTTTGAGGTGATACATGAGGTGGACGCAATGTTCTCAGAAGCCTCTGGCATCTCCTCTGTACTGCAAGGAAAAGGCGAATCTGGTGTTCGCTCCTCTGGTCACGCATCCCAATTAGCCCGTCTAGGGTCTAGCAGGGCTAAGAAACGCGCCCTGATTGTGGAAGATTCGCTAGAAAAAGTGGCTACGCTATACCTAAAACTGATGCAAGCGTATGACAAAACGCACTTCAAAGACGAAGATGGTCACCCATTCATTGCTGAACAGTTCACAAAAGACTATGTAGTCAAGGTAGATGCCCACTCTAACTCGCCAATCTTTACAGAAGACTTGCGCCAGTTGGCATTTAACTTGTTTAAAGCCAAAGCTATTGACACAGAATCATTGCTTGACTTGCTTGAGCCTCCAATGAAACAATTGCTCAAAGATAAGCTAAAGAAGAAGGAAGCGGCAGCCGCTAACCAACCTCAACAGCAAGAAGCTCCCCCCAAGGGCAAACCTGATTTGAAGGCACTCTAATGGCAACACAACAGTTGACACCAAAGGCAGACCAACCCAGAGTAACGACTGGCGAACTAGGTCGTTCTGAGAAGTCTGGTGCTGGTGGAAAGTTGCAATACAAAAATGTTGATGTTAGAGTCAACCCCGCAGTTCAAGCACAACGCTCGATGAGAGCAATCAAACGAACATAAGGAGTACAAGATGTACGGAAAAAAATCTAAGCGCAGCCGCAAGTCCTGTCGCTAAAAAGTTTCCCCGAAAGGGAAAAGGGGTGTGGCTTCCTTCCCCTAACCAAAAGGTCGCTGCCTCTAACATGGAGAAGACTATGCGTAAAGCACGTAAAGGTCGTAAGAGCCGTAAATAATTGACGGGGGTTTTGCCCCTGTTGATTGTTTGGTTTGACCACACAAATTCCTTTTGGGGGCTGGAATCCAAACTTGCCCCCTACTTGACAAACTACAATAGTCTGATTTAATCGCGACTGTTGAACAGATAGAGGGCATATATGGCAACCGATGCAAGAATGATGGACTTGATTCGCTCACAGCAAGGTGGAGCAGGGACAACTACCCCTCCAGCAAACCCTGAAGCGGGAATGTCTGATGCGTCAACGCCACCAATGTCTTCCCCAATGTCTACGCCTGAACCCAAGATGGGAAACAAAGAAGGCGCTCTTGTAAACATCAGCATGGCAATGGACTTGATTGAACAAGCTCTGCCAAGCCTCGGAAGCGAATCTGATGAAGGTCAAAAAGCCCTAGCTGCTATACGCGCTCTTACAGGCTTACTCGGACCGAAGAAACAAAAAACTGGTGAATTACAGCAGTCTGAGATTATTCAGATGCTACAAAACTTGCCTCAAGCTGGTGGTGCTACACCAGAAGGTCGCGCAATGTCTCAAGCCCCGGCTGTTCCAAACTTACCGCCAATGCCGGGCGCAGCCCCTAGCCCCATGTCAATGCCGGGTGCTGGTGGAGGCGGTGCTTCTCCTCAACCAACTCCAATGTAAGGAAAAATCATGGATTTGTTCAAACCCCGTGGTGCTAACAGCCCACGCAGACCTACAGACAACAACCAACAAAATGGTGTTGTAACCAACACACCTCGGTTCTCCCAATTCGGTGGATTGAATGGTGCAAACGCTACTGGACCTAAGAACAAGATGCAAGTTCAAAAGCCCGGTGACGGTAAAAAAGTAATTTAATTTCGTTAGGGGATAACTATGAGTTTAGAAGACATGAGTTTTGAGCAACGCGACCAAATGGCGTTGCTTATGCGTGAGTTGTCAGACAATCCTGAGACTCGGAAAGAAATTCTGCGCCTGACCCGTAAAGTCAAGCCCGGTCTAGTCATTCCTGAGTTGGATATTGAAGACCACACA